ATACCCGTACTGCCTGCCGCTTCAGCACCCAGCAAACCACTGGGAGCAGAGGACGATGCGCCGCCCAGAAGCCCGGGGGCGAACTGACCGCCGAGAGCACCAGCGCCTGCTCCGAGCAGAGCACCCTTAAGAGGGTCCTTCTTGCTGGCCACAGCGCCAATGCCAGCGCCGATCAGCATAGGCACGAACAGAGGGAACATCACTTTGCTCCTTTGGTGGAGGTGGCAAAACCACCCGGCACCGTGGTCATGGGGGTAGGTGGTTGCTGGAACGGCTGGAAGCTGTTTTGAGCTGCAGGCAGTTGGCCGCTCTGCCGAAACGCCTGAAGCTGCGCCATGGGGCTCAGGCTGTTGTCCATCGGGGCGGCTTGGGTGTACTGCGGATTGATGAAGGGCAGAGGATTTGTACCCTGCACCGGCATCGTCTGGAACGGGTTGTTGTTCTTGAAGTAGGCGTCAAGATCGGATCGAGTCAGTGGGGTGTCCGGCTGCGGCTGGTCTCCGTACAACAGGCGAATGATCGCGGAGTTGACTTGGTTGGTCATTTGCCACCCCCGCTAGAAGTCGTCGTTGACCCTTGAGACTGACCCACCACACCGCCGATGGTCTGCAGCTTCTTGTACGGGTTGTTCTGGGCGTCCTGGAACTGCTGGTAGCCGAAGTCCAGCTTCTGCTGCTGCTGTTGCTGCTGCAGGTTGCCGGCGTTGAGCAGTTGGCCTGCATCTTGATACGCCGCATTCCCGAAGGTCGGAGCCATGCCGATGGCCTGCATCCGGTTGGCCTGGTCCTGGGCGTAGGCGTTGCCGTACATCGATGTGGCAACCTCACCCATTTGCTTGGCCGCCTGCTCCGAGATTCCAGAGTTGCCAAACGATCCGGATCGAACTGCAGCGGCGTTGGCGTTTGCGAGCACATTGCCCTGCGCCCGGTTGACCATCTGGTCGAGGTAAGGATTGGTGTTGCCGCCCTGAATGATCTGATTCAGGTTGTTCTCGGCGTTGTTCATCGTCCGAGAACCGTTGAGCGCTCGATCCTGAATCATGCCCACACCCAGGTTCTGGGTAGGGTTCATGTCGGCAAATCGCTGACCGGTGTAGGCCTGCCATGGCGTTGCGGCCAGTTGGGTGGCCTGCTGGGTGTACAGGTTCGCCAGCGGCTGCAGTTCCGGCGCGATCATGGGGGTTGTGGTGGAGCTGCTACCACCCCCACCACCACCGCCGTAGATCCGTCGTCCGGCTTCTTCTCGGGTCGCGCTTTCGCCAAAGGGTTCTCCCATGGCGTAGAGCTGTCGTCGGGACAGGTTCATGCTTGCACCTCCAGTATTTCGTAGACGGGCTTGAACCCGGTTTTCATGCGGTAGAGCCGGGCCTGTGCGGGCATGGCAGCGCAGCGGATACGCAGGCACCCCAGACCTTGGGCAAGTTCTTTCAGGGCCTCGAAGAAGCGTTCAAAGTTCGCCCCCGGTGCCACCATGTCGGTCACGAACAGGACTCGGAAGTTGGGAAGCTGGTCCACCCGGACCACGCCCCATCCAACCACCTCGCCGTCCACATCCATGCGGATCAGGGTCCGCTCACCACGGGACAGAATCAGCTTCAACTGATCGCCCGTGATCTCTCCACCGGAGACCTCACACGCCTGCGCCAGGCACGAAGCGCCCTCACGGAACCACGCCACATCAATGTGGGTGGATGGGACGGAAATCAGCTTCATCAGGCCCCCGTGAGGAATCGGCACTGCACGAACGTGCCAGGGGTTCCACCGGTTACGCACAGCCAACCGAAGATCACGTACTTCGACCCCGAGGTGCCAAGTTCGGCCGGGGCGCTGTTCCTCACGAAATCCCCCGGGGCATACGTGCCCGTGGTCGGAACGGAGGGCACGGCGGTGTAGTTCGCAGAAATCCGGCCCTCGGTGAGCAGATTCACCTGCTGGGCATGCTCCCGAAGCTCTCGCTCCATGTTGGGGTCTTTGGGCAGCAGCAGGCGCGGCTGAAGGTTCAATTTCATCGACGGCCCGCCTTTTTCAAGACCGCGTCAATACCTGTCACACGGGTGTTTCCTGTGAAGGCAAATGCAGCCCGGTGCCAACGCGCTGCCTTGAGAACATCGAACTTGCCATCACTGATGGATCCCGCTGCACCAGCGGTGAGCTGATCGCCAGCGTTCATCTTGGAGAACATCTGCACCGAAGCCGTAGCCGGGGAAAACCCGGGCGCATATCTGAGACGGATAGCGTTGATCTGCATCACCGCGTAATCGTCCCCAGCATCACCAGTGGTGAAGCTGGAAATTCCCGACGCTCCGTTGAGCAGTTGGAGCTGGTTGGATGTGTTGAAGGCTGACAGCGCTTGTGCACCAGACAGCCAGAACTGAGAGTCGTAGGAAACGCTGGGCAAGGCGTCATAGGACACGCCCGCAGAGTCCCAGGTGTCATAAGTGATGCCTGGTGCGACGTAGGACAACGCCGCCTGAATGGATCGATCCGACCTGCCCCATTGGCCTGTAACCACGTGGTAGACCAAGGCCGAGTCGCAGGTCTGCGAACTGTTGGACGGGAAGAAAACCCAGACACGGTTGGTGGGCCGGTCAAACACACACTGGCATCGATACCGGAACGCCGGGTTGCAGTTGTCGTTGAACCACTGCCGAACCGCGCCGAGCCGCCGACCACCGTCAATCAAAGGACCGTCTGCAATCGACACCGGGGTGGTGCCGTCAAAGCGCCAGATGTTGTCCGGTCCGACGAACATGTGCACGCCGTTGACATCGACCAGAGCGTCCTTGCCCACACATCCGACTTCACCACCAGAAACCGGCGTCCAGTCCCAAATGCTGGGCTGTCCGACATACCGGCCGAGGTACATGGACGTGCGCTTGTAGGCCACGGCATATTCGCCAAGTCGAGCTCCAGCGGTCAATGCTCCGGGAGAGGCAACAAGCCGCCCGGTTGCCGCCTGCGTGGCAGTGCTTGGGGTCCAGGACGTTGCATCAAATGACGCACAGCAAGCCCATGCGTCAGGCTTGTCCGCCCCGTCGTTGATGTTGAGTGCCATGACGAAGGCACCCACCGGGAAAATGATGTCTGCCGTCGGTGCGCTGGCAATCGATGCAAACGCTCCGCTCACAGACCTCTGTATGGGGTTGGCTTTGTTCGAAGCCAGGGTGTCGTTTCCGAACTGCGTTATCGACCACCTGTTGTCAGCACCGGCTGCATAAACGGATCCTGCGCGGTCAAGCCATGCCCCGCCGTTGAGCTCCCAGAGCTTCGTTGCCGTACCAGCAATCACTCTGCGGCTTCCAGCCAGATCCGTCACCACGGCCGCACCAAGGCACTCAGCCGGAAGGACCGGGGTGTTGCCGGGCGTGAATGCTGAAGGTCCCGACTCCATGCCGTTCTGGTACGGGATGAAGTTGGCGCAGTCCGTGATGACGCCCGGCGTCGTGGTATCGGCGTCGGGGCAATAACCAAGCAGCGGGGTCATATCAGATCAGTCGACGTGCGTCTTGAAGCATGCGGAGCTGGGCACCAGAGTGCTTGTTGCCCTCATCCTGAGCCTGCATTGCGCGAACCTGGGATGCAAAGCGGCTGGTCTCCCGGATCAGCAGCTCGTCATCTTTGGTGTAGTGAGCCACTTCAATCAAAAGGGAGGACACATAGGCAAGCGACGCGTTGTTCGTCAGCCAGTTGGTATCTGTGTCAGCAACCGGGGTGGCGAACCGGGCGTAGTACACGATCTCCACTGGCTGGGAGAACGAGGGAGCAAAGACAAGTGCGTTGTTCGACATCGAGAAGAACGACGGATCTCCTGCCGTAAGTTCCAGCGTGGCCATCAACTCCAGCGGCTTGAAATCCAGCGGCTTCTTGTAGGTCGGACTCATCGTCACCGCAACGCGCTTCATCTCAAGGAAGTCCGAGGGCAGTGACGACCCGTAGGTCACGGTCGTGAGCATCGTCGACAGCCGCAATGGCGGGATGTTCTGCTCCGCTTGGCCGTTGTAGATGCGCTGCTCGGCCAACTCCAGAAAGGTCGGCATCAGCGGGGCAAGGTCTGAGCGGTTGGCGTATGCCGAAACTGCATCCTTGATCTGCCCCCAGTTCATCGCCATGGTCAGAAGTCCTCAAGCGGCGTGACGTTCAGGGTGGCAGCGGCCGAGCCCTGGATGTACGCCAAGTGGGTATGCCCTGCCACAGCCAGGATGACCGAATCGGCCGGCTGAACCAGCATGCTGTTGGCCGTTGCGTTGACCGCACTTCCACCCATCTGGATACGGCTGTCAGCGGTCGCAGCCACGCGGATGTACAGAGGGCGGTTGCCTGATTGGTCGTTCGGGATTGGGACACGGGCAGAAGCCGCACCGGTGGTGACGGTCGTCCCGTCCTGCGCAATCGTGATGACGTCGGGTCGCTTCATACCTTGCCTTTCCAGATGCGGAGATCCCCGTAGTCGGGATCGTTGAGAAACTGACGGCGGAGCTCAGGGTCCGTCATCCAGTCGCGCAGGGTCTTCCCACGCGTGTTGAGGTAGTGCTCGATGACCACCTGAGGAATGGTTGCCACCACCCGGGCGTCGGAATGCCCGTGGAAGCCTTCGTTGTGACACGCCTTGGCGTAGTCCACGATGGCTCCGACATCCTGCTTGCGAGTGACGATCAGCTTGTCGTCCTCTTCGCGGTAAAAGGTCTGAACGGTCATGAAAAAACCCACCAGAGTTGCCCCTGGTGGGTCCTTGGCCAGTCAGCTTGACGCTTACTGGATGTCGCGGGTACAGGCCAGGCCGCGCTCTTCACGCACCTCGAGGGCGTATTCGCTCTCGATCATGAAGTTGCGGGCCGAACCGATGCGGGCCAGCTCCTGGTCTTCCATGTCGCGCAGCACCGCCAGAGCAACCAGATCCGGGTCCACCAGATAGGCCTCACGGGTGCGCTGCATCACACGGTTGGGGACCACATCAAGCTCGCCGAAGTCGGTCTTCACGACATCCCAGGCGGTGTTGAGCTGGTTGGTCTCGCCCTTGTTGAACTTCGTGCCGTTGCCGGTGAAGGTCGACGAGACGTTCTGCTTGATGGCAGGAGCCACCATCAGCATGGACGGGTTACCACCGTTGGTGTAGGCGCTCAGCACAGCCGAACGCAGCAGGGCCTCGGTGTAGGTGCGCAGGGTGCCGTCCACCGGGGCGGTGTTGGTGCCGAAGTTGGGCGCCGAACCGGTGGCGCCCGAGGACGAGCCGGTCACGATCCAGCCACGCAGGCCACGGGTCTGGCGGGTCGCGCCAGTGGTCAGCGTCGGGTTCTCGATACAGGCCAGCTCCATGTCCTTGCGCAGTTCCTTGCCCTGCTTGATGGTCTGGTAGCGGATCTCGGACTTGCGACCGGCCTTGTTCACGCGCTCCTGGGTGTCGGAGATCGAGAACGTCTTGCGGCTGATCTGCGTCTGGTTGCTCAGGCGCTGGGTGGGCGTCACCGAGGTGTAGGTCGCATCCGCACCTTCAGCCACGGCGTTGTTCGCCGGGGTCGCCAGCACATCACGCTGCCATTCGTGGGTCACAGCCGAAGCCTTGACCTTGTCGATGGCCGAAATCAGCGGGGTGTCGGTCGGAGCGGTGTTGTAGATGATGTCGACCAAGTCTTCGCGGTTACCAATGGCCGCGTTGGTCAGAAACGAGTTTGCGGGCATGATTCAGCCCTCCTTTCATTCGTCGGTTTCGCGCAGGTAACGGGCCACGTCTCGTAGCGTCCGGCCACTGCGCATGAATTGCTGCTTGGCTTGAGCCTTGTTCACGCTCTTGCCGCCGTCGGGGCTTGCGGTGCCGGGTCGGCTGACCTTGGGCGGCACGTTGGCAAGCTTCTGTTTCACGGTTCCAGCGACCTGTTCGCGACCTTGGAGACGGATGAAGTCACGCAACACCAGAACCAGTCGGTGGTCTTGGATTGCTCGGACATCGGCTTCCGTCAGCCCGTACTTCTCGACGGTCTTGATCGCACGCTGTACGAATTCCTCACGCTTTGCCGGTTGCGCGTATTCCGGCATCGCCTTGATGAGCTTTTCGCCCTGCTCTTTCAGGTACTGCGCCTGGGCGCTTTGCTGCTGCTGCAGCGACTCCTGGCTGATGGCCTGGCCGTACTGCATCAGATCCTGGTATTGCTGGACCCTACGGGCATGCATCTCGCGCTGAAGCAGGAACGCCTGAGGGTCGGTCTGAGCCAACTCAATCGGCGGCGGCTCGCCAATGGCGGCCTGGTAGAACTGCGACAACACGGCTTGCGCCTGCACCAGTTGCTGTGCTGCTTGCGAGGTCTGCTGTTTGTAAGCTTCAACCTGCGAGCGCTCTGCGGC